CTGAAACGTTTCAATTTTCTGAGCTATCAAGTGATTCTAATTTACATGTTTGTTTAGATGATGTATATTATCCATTAGACTTTCAGAAGTTAGGCATAGATNCTATANANCTNCCTTTAGGTTTAAGATTTACTCTATCAGATGGATTATTTCCTACACCAAATAGAGAAGCCCTAAGGTATACTTCAGAAGCTAAAGCAACAATACTTAATAAGATTTCTGAAGTAGGTGATTATATGGTGAACAAGTATAATGAAACTATTGATACAACTAATACAGATGTTATAGCTGCTATTCGTCACTACACAAAACAAGACCGTTATGTCAATTTAGGAGGAAAAGGAAATTTAAATATATCAGTTCTAGTTAGTTATGCTAAAGTAAAAATAGCAGAACCTGTTATACCTAAGCTTAAGCACATTGACTTACATTCTTGGGTTAAGACTTCTAAACATGGTTATTTAATGCGTGAGTATGAAGTTAAATATAGATTAGAAAGTTCTAGATTATCAGAAGTAAAAAGTTCCTGGAGAGGTAGCATTAGTTGGGATACTGATTTCAAAAACTTTTACATATTTAAGGATGCTATGCGAGGAAATAAGAAATCTTATATTAAGTTTCTAAGAGAAGATGCAAACATTACTAAGTTTATTAAAAAAACTAGTCAGCTTCGACTAGGTGATAGATTTGATACTGGAAACAATACATACTATGAAATTCTTAACCTTAAGAACTTTTCTAAAAATATATGGAGAGAAGTGATAAAAGAGTTTCAATGGATGGTTAGTGAACTGATAAAAGACATTCCTTTAGTTGATGACATTGAAGTTTGTCAACAGTGGCTTGATGATAAAAAAGCTGCAACATTNCTTAAAACTCAAAAAACTAGAGATTCTAGATCTCCTAAACTTGAAGGAGATGTTTCATGTAAGGTTGCTTCAGAGTTATTAAGATATAACGATGGTAGAAACTGTAAATTTGTAGCAGGTAAACTAAACGTAAGTAATGTAAATGACACTTCTTTAATTATCTTTACACACCATGATGATTTTCTTAAGCTAGATCCTTTATATAAGGTAGCTCAACGTAATGATATTGTATTAATTACAGTGTCTGGTAGAGAGTTAGACGGAATGAAAGCAATTGAGAAAGATAACATATTGCACTATGATGAATTTATGAAAGGTGAAAATATTAAGTTTAAACAAATTGTAACAGCTTTTAAAATTAAAAAACTTAAAGGTGAATATTCAGATATATTTTCTAGAGATGGTATTTCTTACATCAATAAACTACATAGTACATTAGGTACAGACATTGAGCAATTAGATNNCTATCAACATTNACATATGCCAAGAACCATTTCTAATGAAGATATATTAAAGGTAATGTCAGATTTTGCACTAGAAAATAAACTATTTGATTCTACAATTTGGCATACTTATATAAAAGTAAATAAAACTATAACCAATCATGGATATATAGATACTTTAATAGGTAGAATGTATTGGAGGGCAATTAATGAATTCCTAGAAATTATTTCTAACATGATGGATTATCATAAGTTAGAAGGTCGTATTGAATATAAATTAAAAGAAAACAATTAATAATTAAAAACAAATAGAAAAATGAGTAAATTTTTAAGTTTAGAGTGGTTCAAAGGAAAGATAGAACACTCAATTGATCAAGTAATTAGCAACAAGTTAGAGAGCTTGATGGAAGAAGATTCAAAATTGAATTCTTCTGAACCTACAGAAAAGCCTTATGTAAATGTAAAGCTTGTAAATAACATAATGACTATTGTTATGTCAGATTATTCTATTATGACTAAAATGAATGCTACAGAAGAAGACTTTCATGCAGTTGAGTCAGCTAAAGATCTTGCTGAAATTATAATGATAGTTAGCGACCCTAACGTAGTCAATGATAAAGTAGAACGAGAAACTGAAGTTAAAAAAATAAGAGCTTTACAAAAAGGTTCTGCTCAGCTAGAATTGTCAGGCGAGTTTACTGTAAAAGATGGTTCAGTTTACCTAAAAGGTATGTCTAGATCTCTTCCAAGAATATTAGTTGAAGAATTTATACAAGTAGCTTGGGAGTGCACAGAAAACAATGAATCTTTAAGCACCAATGACAAGTTTTTGTCTCTTAAAAGATTCTTTATGTGGTGCTGTCTTAATCCAAGAGCTGAAGTAGCTCATGAGTTATATAGATTTCTAAAGGAAAACAGTTTCCGTATTACTAAACAAGGATTCTTTGTAGCTTTGCGTAATGTAGTAACGTTACACGGTAGCCCAGAGCTTGTACATTTTGTATCTAACACATACAATAAGGTGAAAGCAGTGTGGAAGAAGAGTCCAGATGACTATAGTGTGTTTCTAGAAAATGGTGAATACAAGCTTGTACATGAAGATAAGCTACACCATGAAGAAACATATACAACTACAGTGTGTCCACAATGTGATGGAGAAGGTGGTTTCTATGATGATGGTGACTATTATGACGATGAAGATGAATGGAATGAAGGAGAGTGGATAGATTGTGATGCATGTGATGGTACAGGTGAAGTAGAGCCTTATGAAGTAACACACATTGTGACAGTGGACCATGGAGAACTAATAGGTAAACTTACAGATTTATATTTAGACTTACCTAACAGACATGAGAATCGTTTCACAGATGATTGGACTAAAACATTTGACATACGTATTGGTAAAGTGGTGAATATGCCACAGGAAGATTGTAACTGGTCAACACAAGATTGTGCTGCAGCTGGTTTACATTTCACTTCTGACCAGATACATTATGTAGGATGTGGTGATCAATCTGTTCTAGTACTTATTAATCCTATGAAAGTTGTAGGTATAGGTAAACATAAAGGTAGATGTTTTGAGTATTTACCAATCATGACTGTGCCAAGAGAAGAAGCTACAACTATTCTTCATGATAATCAGTTTGATACCCTTGAATTAGATGAGGTATATGCTGTACGTGAGCTTGATAATCTACAGGATAAAGTTAAACAAGGTTTCGCAAAGGAATCTAANAAATATGAGTTTAGCTTACCAAATATATCGTCTATAGATGTACGTAATATTATTAGAAGTCTTGAAGAGATGAAAGCTGAGATTACTGCAAGAGTTCGTATGGTAGATTAATTAATTAGGGGAGCATCATATTTTTCACTAAATTTGTTGTTCCCTTTTTAATAAAAATATTATGGCAAAGAAAATAGTAAAAAAGTCTAGAGTACCGAAAACCAGAAACGCTGGCACAATGACAGAATCCATGTTTTGGTCTATGATTAGAAGTGCATTAAGACAAAAGAGCAGATGGTGGAAACCAATTGCTGAGTGTAAAAAGTTAGCTCAGCGAGCATACAAAGGTCCTAACAAAAGACAGAAGTGGGAATATGAATGTAGTAAGTGTAAAGCTTGGTTTAAAGCAGACGCAGTTAATGTAGATCATATAGAACCTGCAGGAAGTTTAAACTGTTCAGAGGACTTAGCTCCATTTGTAGACACACTTTTTTGTGAACAAGAAAACTTACAAGTACTTTGTAAGACTTGTCATGATGAAAAAACACAATTAGAAAAACAGTTAAAGCAATTTAAAAAGAAGAAAAATGGATAAAGAATTATTAAGACAAATAACTCAACCAAGTCACTATGACTCACGGAATACATTAGATGTAATAGACTTTTGTCACCAGTATGATATTTCCTTTTCGAGAGGTAATGTGATTAAGTATCTCACTAGAGCAGGTCGTAAAGACAATGAGTTAGAAGATTTAAACAAGGCTTTAGAATACTTAACTAGAGAAATTAAACATGTTAAAAATTATACATTATGAGACAGATAACAGAAGATGCATATTCTGCATTTAAGTCAAGGAAAAAATTTAGATTATCAAACACTGAAGTTAGGGTTCATGATGACGTAGTTTATTTATTATTATATGATAATAAAATAGCTAAGCGAACAAAGAATGGTTTATTTTTATCTCACGCTGGGTGGCCTACTAATACAACAAGAGAAAGGCTTTCTCCTTTTGTAAATAAAATAAGAAAATGTGAAGGGGACATTATAATAGAAGAAAAAGTTAAACTAACTAATAATTGGACACATTATGATCAAAGGCGTTAGAACAACAGGTATACAAGAAGTTGATATAATCGTTAGAGAGGTTAAAAATATGCCTTCAGAATATGATAAAACAGAAAGAGTGTTGATAATAGATGCTGATAGTATTATGTACTTTGCATCACACTTTCCTGAAGATTCTCTGATGGAGTTTCCAACAGAAGAAGACAGAATAGAAGAAGCTAAGTATAGAACTAGAACTAAATTACATGAGATACATAATAATATAGAAGCATTTTATAATATACAAGAGACTTTTATATTTATAGGTGGTCAAGGTAATTTTAGATATAAAGTGTTTCCTGATTATAAGTCTAATAGAAAAGAAAAGAATCCATTAATTCCAATAATTGCAGATTACATGTTAGATGAACTTCATGCTATACCTTCTATAGGGGCAGAAGCTGATGATTATGTATATGATGCTACAATTATAAGTGAGGGCAATTGTGTTGTAGCAGCTATAGATAAAGATGTATTCTATAATTGTCCTGACATACCTTTTTATGATTATAGAAGTCACGGTAGCACTCTAGGAGAGTTTAAGCATATATCTAAAGAAGAAAGTAGACTAGCTATAGCTTCTCAAGTAGTAATAGGAGATAGCGGTGATGGAATTCCAGGAGCTTATAGAATAGGTAAAGTTTGGTGTGCTAATAACATGCACTTAGGAATGACAGACTACCAGTTTACTAAAGCAATTCTTAAGGCTTATTTAAAAACAAACGGAGGTAATGCATCAGAAGCTAAGAAACAAGCAAGACTTTATTATAAAGTATTAAAACTATATACTCAAGATGAGTTAGATAAAATTATTAAACAAAATGAATAAAACTATAACTACAATATTTATGGTTCCCACATTAGCAATACCCAAAGGTGCATTACGTGCTACTGGGTTTGTTAATGCATTTATTTCAGACAAAGATAGAGAAGAAGACTATGGTAAAAACAAAGTTATATATCTTCTATTTAAACCTAATGACCTAGATGAGTTTAGATTGTTTGTAGACAATGAATATGATAGAACAGAAAACATTATAGAAGACTATGATTACTCCGAAGGATATATTGTAGTAATCTATAAGTTAAATCTTAAGTATTCATCAGACTTTGAACTTGTTAGAGAAGGTAAATATTCTAAACTTTCATCAAACTTTAAAAAGATGTTTCCTAAAATAATTAAGATTAAGAAAAGAGGTCTTCATAGAGATGAAATTAGTCTTCAATACAGAGTTTTTAATAGAACACCAGATCTTATAGAGTTTTGGGAAAAGAAAATAGGAATAGATTGGACAGATGATATGGAAGTCTGGACTGGATGGGATGAAGCAAATGAAATATTAAATATTACAAAAATTAAAGAAGAAAATTATGAAAAAAGCAATTAAGTTACTAGAAAATCACCCTTTAACAAAAAAAAAGGTGCAATCTTGGTTTCTTCAAAATCTATTGAAGACAATAAATGATGAGATGCCAGAAGAATTTAAAGAATTTGTTAGGTCACAAACTATTGACGATGATAAGTTAGCAACGCTTGTTGTAGAATCACCACGTGGTTTGTTTGATATTTTTGATATTAATGATATATACATAAATATAAACTATGAAGAAGGAGGTTTTACTTGGCGTATTATTGAACCTTTACAGCTTAATCTACCTAGTAATTCTGCTAAGGATAGAAGAGATGCAGAAAGTAAAGCTATATATAAAGCTTTTAAAATATTAGAAAAGAAACTAACACCTAAAAAAGATGTACCAAAAACAAAAGAAAAAAGTAAAAAAAAGTAGGTCAATACTAATAATTGTACTAGATTTGTTATCCTCAAATTTGATAAGCAAGACAGAGGCAAAGAAACTTCTGTCCAAACGCAAGTCAACTGCATTTAGTGGATGGGTTACAAACAATACATATAACACAAACATTCATTATGAGAACAACTGAAGAATTTAACGGAGTACACCACCTTATCATTGATGGGGCAGGATTAGGTATTGAGATACCTCAAGTAGTAGCATTCATTAATCACGTAATCGATGATCTTTCTAAAATAGAAGGATTTAGACTTACAGAAATATCTACTTTTAGAGGAATTCCTAGAGTTCAATCTAANTTAACAGAGATATTGCCTTGGGTTGGACATCTTGTACATGAAGAGTTAGAAGAAAAACTGTCTATTATAATGAAAGTAGAGTTTGAGGTAGAAGCTAGACTGAAGTCACTTAACTTAGATATAAATGGAAAATCTTTAATCAATGAATAAAAACATTTTTAAAACAAGAACAAACATACTACCTTACGAGTATCCACAATTATTAGCTTACAAAGATGCTATTCGACATTCTTACTGGATAGACACAGAATTCAACTTTACAGAAGACATCCAAGACTTTAAAATAACTATTACACCGGCAGAAAGGGATGTTATTAAAAAAACCATGCTTGCTATTGCACAGATAGAAGTTAATGTCAAAACATTTTGGGCTGATATGTACAAACGTATGCCTATTACTGAAGTAGGAGATGTGGGAATGACATTTGCTGAATCAGAAGTTAGACATAAAGATGCTTATGCTAGACTGCTTAGAATACTAGGACTTGAAAAAGAATTTCAAAGTGTTATTGAAGTGCCTGCTATTGCAGGTAGACTTAAATACTTGAAAAAGTACCTAGATGGTACACGTTCTAGAGATGATAAGATGTATACTAAGTCTGTTTTACTGTTCTCTTTATTTATAGAACACGTAAGTCTGTTTAGTCAGTTCTTAATTATGATGAGTTTTAATAAGGAAAAGAATGTCTTTAAAGGTATATCTAACGTTGTAGAGGCTACTAGTAAAGAAGAAGAGATACACGGTAACTTTGGAGCTGAGATTATCAACATCATCAAGAAAGAAAATCCTGAGTGGTTTGATGAAGAGTTTGAAGAACTAATCTATTCTGCTTGTAAGAAAGCTTATACTGCTGAATGTGGTATACTAGATTGGATCTTTGAAAAAGGTGAACTAAAGTTTCTATCTAAGGAAACTATTCAGAACTTTATAAAGAACAGATTTAATAATTCTTTAGAGAAGATAGGTATGAAATCAATATTTGAAGTTGACTCAGAACTATTAAAGTGCACTGAATGGTTTGATATAGAGATACTAGGAACCAAAGAAGGAGACTTCTTTTACAAAAAGAGTGTAGATTATAACAAGAAAAGCAAAAGCATTACAGAAGATGATCTTTTTTAAATTATGAAAAACAAAATAAAATTTTGAAAAACAAAACCAATGGAATATAATAAATACTACTGGCTGAATGAGGACAGCCGTACATTTTTATCAAGAGGGTATATTACAGAAACCCCTGAACAAAGAATCAAAGACATTTCTATTAAAGCAGAAAAGTATTTGAACATGAAAGGCTTTGCAGAAAAGTTTGAGAACTATATGGCCAAAGGGTATTACTCTTTATCAACGCCAGTGTGGATTAACTTTGGTAAAGCAAAAGGTCTGCCTATTAGTTGTTATGGATCTAATATAGATGATAATTTAGATAGTATACTAAACGCAGGCCGTGAGATAGGTATGATGTCTAAGTACGGAGGTGGGACCTCTGCTTACTTAGGTAACATTAGACCTAGAGGTACTGAAATTTCAACTGGAGGCTTTGCAGATGGACCAGTGCACTATGCTAAGATATATGACACTGTAGTAGATGTATGTAAGCAATCTGAAGCAAGACGTGGAGCATGTGCAGTTTACTTACCTGTAGAACATGATGACATCTTAGAGTTCTTAGATATTGGAACAGACGGTAATCCTATTCAGAATCTTCAATATGGTGTCACAGTTAGTGATGTTTGGATGAAAGAAATGAAGGAAGGAGACAAAGCTAAACGTAAAGTTTGGGCTAAGGTTATTCAGAACAGAAGTGAAATTGGTTTTCCATACATAATGTTTAAAGATAACTCTAACAATAATTCTCCTTATAAAGAGTTAGGTATGGAAATTACAGCATCTAATCTTTGTTCTGAAATACAATTACCTACTGATAGCTATAATTCGTTTGTATGTTGCTTAGGTTCTATAAATGTATTACACTGGGATGAGATTAGAGAAACAGATGCTATACAAACATATGTATACTTTCTTAATGCAGTGATGGATGAGTTTATTGTTAAGTCTGAAACAATGCCAGGTATGAAAAGAGCTAATAACTTTGCAAAAGAACACAGAGCTATTGGTCTAGGCGTTCTTGGATATCATTCGTTATTTCAATCTAAGCTTATTGANTTTGACTCAATTGAAGCTAAAGGTTTAAATGCTCAGATTTTTAGTACTATAAAAGACAGGAGTGAAATAGCTTCAAGAAAGTTACATAAAGAATACGGTTATAGATCTCTTAGAGGAGGTTATGCTAATACAACACTTATAGCTATAGCTCCTACTAAGTCTAGTTCGTTTATACTTGGTCAAGTATCTATGGGTATAGAGCCTATTAAGTCTAATTACTTTATTAAGGATCTTGCTAAGTCTAAGACTGTGTATAAGAATCCTTATTTAGAAGCTGAATTAGAAAAGTATGGAATGAATACTGATAAAATATGGAAGTCTATNCTTAAGAAAGACGGAAGTGTNCAGCATTTAGGTTTTCCAACTCAAGCTGTCTTTAAGTCTTTTGTAGAAATATCTCCTAAAGAAATTGTATTACAGGCAGCACAAAGACAAAAATATATTGATCAATCACAGTCATTAAACCTAATGATTGACCCATCAGTATCAGCTAAGGATATAAACAAACTATATATCTATGCTCATGAAGAAGGAGTAAAAACACTATATTATCAGTTTAGTAAAAGCAGCGCTCAGGACTTTGCACGTAACATTTTAGAATGTTCGAGTTGTGAAGGATAATTAACTTAGTTAAAAAAATAATCAATAATGTTAGAATAGTTTGTGTACTGTCAGATAGTATTCCTATATTTGACATGAAAAGAGGTGGAAGGGTCCACTTTACACACAAACAACCCTTAATGAAAGGAGGACCCTGTTGTGGTTTTCTGATTATTTGAATTAAGTATTTTCTGTTCTGTTTTTTAATTGTTGAGATAAGCCTTGGAGAAATCCAGGGCTTTTTTCGTCAATAATTTAACATAAATTTCGTATATTTACACATAACAATTAAACAATTAAATATGGCAAAAAAAGTCACAAAAGCGACAGATGGTGCAAACTCATTCGAGGATGCATTAGAAAGATTAAACAAGCAATACGGTAAAGGTACTGTATTGTCATTAGGAAGTAAGTCTGAAGGGACGTACGATGCAATTAGTACAGGATCAATAGGTTTTGACTGGAGAACATTGGGCGTAGGAGGATTTGTAAAAGGTAAAATGTATGAACTCATGGGTTGGGAAGGTACAGGTAAGTCTACTATATGTGGACATGCTGTAGCTAGTTGCCAATCTAAAGGAGGTAAAGTGGTATATATTGACGGTGAACATGCTGTTGATACAAATTACTTTAATTCATTAGGTGTGGATACTAACACTATGATGATTGCACAACCTTCTTGCGGTGAAGAGGGTTTCAACATTGCAGTAGAGTTAATGCAAACAGGTGATGTAGATCTAATCATTATAGATTCTGATTCATCACTTATACCTAAAGCAGTATTAGATGGTGCTGTTGGTGAGCATGCAATAGGTAAGAAAGCACGACTTAACAGTAGTGCATATCCTAAGATTAAATCTATGGCACATAATACTAAGACATGTGTTATAGTAGTATCTCAATACCGAGAGAAGATAGGTGTTATGTTTGGTAACCCTACAACTACACAAGGTGGACATGCACTAAAGTTTTATTCTGATGTAAGAATAGAAGTTAGTAGGTCATTAGCTAAAGAAGCTGGAGAAGTGTATGGTAATATTACTAAAGTGAGAGCCATAAAGAATAAAATGAATCCTCCTTATGTATTATCAGACTTTGAAGTTCTATATGGTGTAGGTATCGACAAAGTAGGAGAAATGATGCAATTACTTAATGACTATGAGTTAGGTAGAAAGTATGGTAAAACTATGACAGTTGATGGTGTTAAGCATGATCTTGAAGAATTTAAAGATATGGTTCGTAACGATCGAGAGTTTTACGATAGTCTTAAGAATAAGATTATAAATGCAATTAAAGGTACAGAAGACTCAAATGAAGAAGTTGCTCCTTTAGAAATTATAGAAAATGACGAAAGAATGAATGTAATAGGTCAGAACGGTAATGATGGTATTCATTATAATAAAGCAAAATCTATGGAAGTTGTTGGTCCTAAAACATTATCTCCAGATTTATTTGATACATCCGAACTGTGAAATGTATAATCTGTGGAAAGAATTCAGAATCTGAATATTGTTTTCAACATAAGAGAAGAAAGCCGCTAGCTGTACAAGCCACTACTCATGCAGCAAATAGGCCTAAACGAACCCTTAGATCACATAAATCTAAGGGGGAGTCTTCTCCTAATGAAGACCATTTATTCTTTAAAAAAATATGGAAGGAAAGACCACATAATTCTGAATTAAGTAATGACTATTTAGGATCTGAAGCACTTAGTATTTATTTTCATCACATATTACCTAAAAATAAATATCCTGATATTAGGATGGATGAGGAAAATATTATACTTTTGACAGTTGACGAACATGCTAATGTAGAGAGTGATATCTACAAGTATGATGAAATTAATAAAAGACGTAACCACTTATTAAAAAAACATAATCTCTTATGATTGAAGTATTAAAATTTAGCGCCACTTGGTGTGGGCCTTGTAAAATGTTGTCTAAAGTATTAGAAGACGTAGAGGGTATTACAAATGTAGATATAGATAAAGAGATGGAAATAGCAAGAGAGAATAAAGTTAGAAGTGTTCCTACTATTGTCTTTAAAAAAGACGGTAAAGAAGAACATCGACAAGTAGGTCTAATGTCTAAAAGTCAATACGATGAAATATTAAATAAATTATCTAATTAAAAACCAAAAATAATGAATCAATTTTTTTACACAAGAAAAGAAGCTATTGAGGATACAGAACCTGTAGAATATGCAGAGTTCACCGATAGCATTAACTTAAATAAAGTAATCAGAAGTGTACAAACATCATCTGATATGCGTGTAGTGCTCTTAGATGACATGCATGAGCGTGTTACAGAAGTGCCTAACATTAACACCAAAACCAATAAAGTAATTGGTACAAAAAAGAAAGTTGAAGTGTTTCAAACAGAAGCTTATCTAAGTGGTGACGATAAAATAAGATTTGAAAAACTAACAAATATAGAATTATGAAAAAACCATACAGCAAACTTTTAGGCAACCGTGTATACGTAGAAGTACCTGAAAGAAAGAAAAGTAAACTTGAAGTAGATGCTAACACTAAAGAAGCTCTACAAAGAGAAATGTTAAAGAAAATGTCTAGACTAAAAGTTTATGATGTTGGAGATCTAGTAACAACATTCAAAGAAGGTGACGAAGTGTTAGTAGACCCAGGGAAATTAAAAGACGCACTCTTAATTCCCCTTACAGATGATCAAGAAGTTTTACTTCTTTCTCCATTTGACATTATCCATGTTTGGTAATGAGTTATGAAATAATATCAGGAACAGAGGCAGCTCATGTTATAGAAAACAAAGAGTTGCCTTTTATTTCTTGTAAGTGTATAACTTATGGAAGAACAGATTTATTAGTAGAATCTTTACATAGTTTCCTTATTCAAGACTATCCAAAAGATAAGTGCGAGCTAATAATAGTCAATGATTACCCTCTTCAGAAGTTACACTATCCTCATCCACAAGTCACAATATATAATCTTGATGAAACTTTTTCTCTTATAGGTGAGAAAGAGAACTATGCTATTGAAAGATGCAAAGGNNNNCTTATTGCTGTATGGGATGATGATGATGTGGCCTTACCTAATCATCTAAACAACGTAGCTAGACACTGGAAGAAGGATACTAATATTATTCACTGGGAAACAGGTGTGTTCTACAATGAGCCATCTATTACAGCTATAAGTGGTGTAGGTAACTCTGGTATTGTATATAGTAAAGATGTATGGGAAAGAATAGGTAAAAGTCCTCTAGAGAACGCAGGAGGTGACATGACCTTAACTAATAGAATCCATGCTTTAGGTGGTAAAGTAGATGTTAAGATGCCGGACAGTGAAGCTTCGTGGTTTTATATGTGGGGAGGTAGAGGTTATCATCAATCCGGTATGGGTACAGATGATGGATCAAGACCTGATATCATTAAACGTCATAGTGCTCATGTAGAATCACAGCGTAAAGCTGGTAAGATACCTACAGGTGATGTACATTTAGTGCCTTCATGGAAACAGGATTATAAACAAATGCTAAAAGATTATGTCAGCTCTAGTTGAGTTTATTATTCCTACATATAATAGGCATGAGCCTTTAATCTGCATGCTAACTTCTCTTACAGCTCAAACAGATGCTGACTGGAGCGCTCATGTGGTTATAGATGATACAGAAAGTGAAAGAATATCTGATATAGTAAAGAGTTTCAATGACCCTAGAATATATTGCACCTTTATGGATAAGCGGTATAATGATTGGGGACATACATTAAGAGAGCGTGGTAAACAAATGTCAGATGCTCAATATATAATAATGACTGGAGATGATAACTACTATACACCAAACTTTGTTGCTGAATTACGAACAGCAACAGCTAACTCTCCTGGGTTTATTTATTGGGATATGGTACACTCTCATTATAATTATGAATACTTTAAATGTCACCCTCACACTAATCAAATAGATATGGGAGCTTTTGCTACTAGAAGAGACTTAGCTCAGCAAATAGATCTTGGAGTAAAATATGATGCTGACGGTTGGTTTGTAGAACAGTTTAAAAAGAAGTTTACAGAAAAAGAAATGTTTAAAATAAATAAAGTTTTATTTGTACACAACTAGCAAAATAAAGGCACTACTAATTAATAGGAATCTTTTGACTACTCTTAAAAATACATTAGAGTTCTTAAGAAAAGAGCCTAGAGTAGAGATTCATATACTTGATCAAGAATCTACCTATCCTCCATTGTTAGAATTTTATAAAACAATTACTGAAGAAATTCACTATGCAAAGAATGAGGGTCCTTACTCAGCATGGGCTTCTAAGTATAAACATTTACGTAAAGGTTATTTTATTGTAGCGGATACAGATTGTATATATGATAATGTTCCTGATGATTGGTTAGATGTAATGTTACATGCTATAAACCAACCAGGTTCCCCTAAAATAGGGTTCTCATTAGAAATAGAAGACTTACCCAATACAGATATAGGTAAACAATCATATGCACATGAGGCTAAGTACTGGGAGAATAAAATTGATTTGGGATGGGATGCTCATGTAGATACTACATTTGCATTATATAGAGCTAATATGCCATTTTCTTATGATGCAATAAGATTAGACAGACCTTATTGTATACAGCACAGACCTTGGTATATAGATGATTGTTGTATACCTGAAGAGTGGAAGTATTATTTAGAACATGCGTCTAACGTATCAACTTGGAAAAGAAGATTATTAAAAAAATAGTATATGAGTATAGAAGATATTGTATATGGTGCTGAAGAGCACGGACAAAGAAGTTCTTTGTTTAGAGAAGTAACTAGAATTAGAAACGAGCATCCTAATAAGCCTCTACAAAGTGTTTATGAAGAAGCTTATAAAAATGTTATGAAAGTATGAGTCCAGAAAATCCAAAAGATGAAATGTTAAGATTGTCTGTGTGCATGTTGCTGTTACTTATTACGTATGTAATATGGAACAGTCTTTACAAGTTCATGTTTTGTATGTGATATTACTTACAACCTGACTTACACTTACGTGTCTTACTACCTTTCTTAGCAAACCCTATCTTATTACGAACAGCTTTAGGAAGAGATCTCATTCCCTTTCCTTTTGAACCTGCTGGTGCCTTTTTAAGAGTAGAACCAGACTTAGCCTTCATTTTAGATTTAGGAGGAGTCATAGAAGCAGCTTTGCCACCATACCCCATCTTTTTAGCTTTTGTTCCAGACTTAGCCATTTTTACTTTAGTTCCAGACTTTGCTTTTTTAGCTCCGCCTGATTTGTATTTACGCATCATAATTATATAATTTGAGTGTTAACATTTCCACCTTCTTCTAGCTTGTCTTATTCTAGAATTAGGATCATTTTTAGTCTTTGCAGAACTTTTCTTCAACTGTCCCAAACTTCTTGCACAATAAGACTTACGTCTTTTTGCTGACTTGCTTCCCTTTTTAACTTTTCCTGTTACTGCAGTCTTGAGTTTACTGCCAGGATTAGCCTTCCTGTATGCCTTGACTCCTTTTTTAGTCATACCAGCACCAGACTTAGTCTTTCTATAGTTACCACCTTTACCAGTGGTCTTACGAATTGCTTTTGTTTTCTTTCTAGCCATAATTATTTCTTGCGACCTTTAGCCATTTTTTTAAATGTCTTTGCAAGAGCTTTAGCTTTACCGGTACAACCTTTCTTAGTGATTGGTGTGCATTTTCCTTTAGTCCCTCTTTTCTTGATAGACTTATTTACACCTTGTATCCAGTTTTTACTCTTAGTGCCTTTTTTAGCTTTTTTTAATGTGGGCATGCTCAACAGTGTTTACTTGTAGGTGAGAACCATCACAGTAACCATTGGGATCTTGACTTTGTCCACATGAACATTGTGAGGCTGTTGTAGTACAATAATTATTATCTTTCATAATTTATTTTCTCTTGCCCCTCTTACTCTTAGCTTTAATCTTTTTTTCTTGCTTTAACATAGCTTTAGTGGGCTTTTTACCACTACCTTTATTCGCACGGATGTTATCCCATAGCCCTCTTTTGCTATAGGATCCATCCTTACGTTTAATCATTTTCTTCCCTCCCTTAGCTTTTTTTACAGGCATAAGTTCTTAAGTTTTGATTGTTTTTTATTTTACTGCTTCCAATGCAGGAACAGGTGCTGGTGTTTCTTCTTCTAGTGCCTCTATAATTACACCTTCTTTAACACCGTCTTTCATAATGCTTTCAATAACATCATTAGTTTGTTGCATTAACATGAATTTACCAGCCTCTTCTGTTCCCAGATAAGATCTGACCATGTTTAATATTAAACCGAACTGTTGTCCAGTTATTTGAAATTTGTCTTCAGGTTTCCAAGTGTACCTGCTGTTAGGATTGTAATCTGCCATTTTATTTAGTTTTAAAAGTTATTATAGCTACAAATGTACATTATTTTTAATCTTCATGCAAATTTATTCTGAAAACTATTGTCCCTGAAGACTTAATGCTTTTAGATAAATCTAGTCTAATTTTAAAGATGTTATGCAGCTTTAATATTTCTTTTAATAAAGACTCTCCGTACTTAGGAACACTAGGTGCTAGCCTAAATATGTATGAGTCATTACTCTTAGTAATTTGCATACTAGAGTATTCGTCAATTGAATCAATCACACCTTCTAGATGAGCAAAATATACTTTTTCATTCTCAAGCAGAATTGCTGGAAAGAACTTTCTTTGTATCTCCATTGTGTAATATATACATAACTCAAGGACCTTAATTGGATCCTTGAGATATATAGGTTAATTTAGTTTACGCAGCTGTAGTAGTGGTAGTGGTTGTTGGCGCAGCTGTAGTAGTAGTAGTAGTTGTTGGATTGCAACACTCGTATGCTACAATTTCTTGCCAGTTTCCTACTTTTGGTATTTTCCTACGTAAGATTAAGCTACCTGCTACTACTCTGCCAGATCCATCGAATCTAACAAAAGCTTTTAATGGACGTTTGTCTATGCTTCCCATTTGTTTATATTTAAAGGGTTAGTAAATTAGGTTATATTTAATTTTTAATTCATTCAATTTTTTAGCATAGTAACCAGTACAATGCTTCATACTTTTTTCGTTGTTTAACACAACATCTAAGTGAGGATCAGTCATAGGATTAGTCCCTGAGTGATATTTACCTTTATAAAAACAAGGATATCCACCTTGTTCTGTTGCTACAATGCCAGCATTGTGGTATATAGGATGTGTCTCCAATTTAGTTAATGGATCTGGGCCCCAAGCAAATCCCATTTCTGGTATTACTTTAGTTTCTTGATCTTTTACCCAAAGATTCCATAATACAGACCACATATCTGCACACCAACTTTGATAACCAGCATTTTCATCTTTAAAGAATTCTCTATTTATTTTTTGAAGGTAGGTCCTGATTAATATACAATCATTCATAACCTTACTCCAAAAAGAAACATCTACATTTTTAAGAAGATACTGAGCACCTCCTGAGTTTTCATTATTATCTTCAGCAAGTTGTCTACTTATGCCTATTACACTTCCTATTTCAGAAAGCACATCTCTAGCTTTATACTCTTCTAACTTTTCAGGTAAAACCTGATGCACTTTACTATCAAAATACTGAGCGTTTATGTAACTATTAGTATCTGAAAGATAACATACATCATCTTGTATGTATTCATCAATATTAAATTTATCTGTCCAAAGTATATCAGAATCACAGTAAAATACAGCATGTTCTGACATTTCTGGACGGTCTGACCAGTATTTCCAAAGTAACCAAGGTCTTAGTACAGGTATATAAATACCAATAAGATTAGATAGATCACCTTGTTCATCTTTATAGAAATTAAACTCAGCTTCTGGATACAGTTTTGTTATCTGATCCCATTTATCATTAAAGAGTCTTTTCTGTGGTGTATAGACTAATACGATTGCATTGTGTATTTGTCCTATTTCTTTTAAGCTCTCTAACCACATGTGAACTTGCCATGTATAGTAAGTGTCGTCTGGTTGAGCACAGATAAATTTTAAATCTTTCATTATGTAGTTGTTGGTTTATGTTTACTATTACGGTGCTGCTGTTGTTGTAGTGGTGGTGGTGTTTTGTGCACCAGTCACCTGAATCAATCGCTCTAATTGCTTTGAAATATTCCAAAGAAGAACTTCTACTTGTCCCCAGCCTTGCTGTCTTGGTGGTATTGCCATGATATATGTTTTTATAATACAAAAATATGAATATTCCCAGACTTATCTAAGTATCGTTATAAATTAAAATAATTAAGTAGGTTAAAACAGTTCTAACTTTTTTTGTTAGAATATTTTATATTGAAATACAAAACCGTAACCTCCTGGATTTTCAGGTTGGGCAAATACTCTTGCCCCTAATGTAAACTTACCTATATCTACAGTTGTTTGAATATATAGTATAGGATTCATTAAAGATGCTTGAAATGTCTGAATACCCACATAACCGTCTAGAGTTATTGGCTTCTTTGCATTTATTATATCTTCTTGCGCTGCTATGTAATCTTCTTGCGTTGATATTATTGCATCTTTTGAATACAATAAGTTAGTCAACTCACTACTTTTTTTTAAAAGTATAGCTATTCTATTGTTTGACTCAGTAAAAGATTGTTTTAAAAAGTCATAATGTACAAGATCTTTAACTACTCTTCTAGCTTGATCCTCACTTAATGTTACAACAGAGTCATTCTTTTGGATACTTATCTGTGAAAAACTGCTGAAGCTTACTAACAGGCAAGCTATCAACCACTTTAATTTGTACATATTCTTTTTGTTTGATGGTTTTTATCTTTGTAATCACTTCTTGATCTACATTAGATAGACTATCAATTTTTAGTTGTATTTCAACACCTTTAGTTTTATGTTTATCTATCTTTTGTCTAAGTTCTTTAATCTGTTCTTTGTGTGAGATTAATTCTTCTTGAGACTTATACTGTATAAGAATTAGAACAAGTATAATAAGTACACTGAACCATTGCTTTTTAAAAAATCGTATTATATCAAGTAGTACTATCACTTTTTAAATTGTTCTATTATATCTTTATACTCCTCTGCCACTACAAAGCTTGGACATGCTTTGTTTGAAAATTCATTATGTCCATGTAAGGTTGCTCCCTCATAAGAGCACATTAGCATCTTAATAAGGATTTCAAGAGAAACTTCTTGTTCTGTTGTTCTAGTGTCTTCAGGTAGAAAACCTTCTTTATCCATACCTCCAATGTAACAAATTCCAACACTGTTTTTATTTTCTCCACGAACGTGAGCACCTTGTACATTTAATTCTCTACCCTTGTGTATACTTCCATCGATATAAATTAAGTAGTGGTAACCAATGTCTTTCCAACCCCTACCTTCAACATGCCATCTTCTAATTTCCTCAACATCAAAGTGTTTACCTTTACGTGTTGCTGAACAATGTACAATAATTTTATCAATTTTTCGCACTATTTCTTTAATTTAAATAACCTTTCAACAATGTCACTAACCCCTTGAATTGATATGTATGCCGTAGCAACTATCACCCAATCAGTAGAAGTTAATACACCTGAGAACAGTGCAGAAGAAGCTACAACAAAAACCGTAAGCTTTCTACTAATCCATTTTTTTAAGATATTATCTAGTTTTTCTTTAGTACTCATGTTATTTTATTTTAGAATAGAAGTTTATAACGTATTGAGCTATAAAAGCGACAGCAGTAATTATTCCAACAGTCCAAGAAAATTTCTTTTTAAACTCTTCTTGAGCGATTAGTTGCTCTTCTAATATTTTAATTTTATCTTTAAGTTCTTCAATGTCACTAACAAACCCACCAGCTTTGGTTAATGAGTTTCCTAATATTGCATCCACAACTTGAGATAGTTTTGTGTCGATAGAGGTCATCTTGTCCTCTAGATCGGATAATCTTTGATCCATGCTGTGTAATTCAGTTTTAACTTGTTGTTGAAAAGTTGTTATAGACATTTGTTATTTGTATTAAGTTAACATACAAATCTTCTGAGGAGAATAAGAAGTTTATGCAGAGTAGCATTGTGTAATATACAAATATAAGAACTCTTTCTAACATAGGAAAATATATGACAGAAACATCATGCATAATATAGCATAAAGTAAAATTTATTTTTATATATTTGTTATTAAAATCAAATAGTATGCCATATAGCTTTGAGTTTTTTAAGAATGATGTTACTAACTGGGTAAAAGATAACATTCCAACACACAAAAGAGTACTTGATGTAGGTCCTGGAGTTGGAACTTACTCAAACTTACTTCGTGAATCTGGCTATCACATAGATGCTGTAGAAATATATGAACCGTATATAGCTAAGTATGACCTTCTTGAGAAGTATGATAACGTATATGTAGAAGACATATTAAACTTTAGTATAAAAGATTATGACTTTATTATTCTAGGAGATGTTTTAGAACACATACCTGAGAAAGAAGCAGTGGATCTAATTGAAAAAATAATTGATTTAGGAAAAGAATGTTTAGTAGCTGTTCCTTATAAAATGGAACAAGGTGAGCATGAAGGTAACATTTATGAAACACATCACCAAGTTGACTTAACTCCTGAGGTAATGAAAAGTCGATACCCTAAACTTGTTTCTATATACTCTAATCAATACTANGGATACTATATTTATAAAAAGGAGAAGATGGANAANGCATATGTTTTATATGCAAATAGTTCATATTATCATACTGTATCTGCTGCAGTTAAGTCTATAAATCAAGTTAGTAAACTTCCTGTTATAGTATATCTATTAAATGATAATCGAGACGTAGAAGGTGCTACAATTACACATAAATGGACCTATACAGGATCCACTATTAAACAAACTGACTACATAGATCGTAACGATAGTAGAGTGTACAAGTTACTTATTCAAAGGCCGTCTATTGTTAAACATGCTTTAAATAATTATGCTGACACTATTGCCTACATTGACTCAGATACAGTAGTCACCCCTTATATAGATTCAATATTTAGCTATTTTCCTAATACATCCAGTAACCCATATTTTGTAAAAGGTATATATGATTATCTATTTATTAATAGAAGAGGAGGAGTAGAAACAAAAGAAGAGTTACATAAAAGTTTAGAGCATCCAGCATGTGAGTTATTTGGTATAGATCAATCTAATCGATCATCTTACCATCAAACAGGCTATTTCGTAGCATCAAATCTTTGTATGGATTTCTTAGATGAATGGGAGTGGATGTGCAATCACCCCAAAGTGTTAAAGAACCCTCAATACTATGCACCATATCATGAAGAAACCTTAGCTAATATATTACTTTGGCATCATGAAATTACTGAAGGTTTACCTTATATGTACATGAACTATAGCAAATTTGTAGATACACATGATTTACCTTTTACTGGAGAGACTCAATACTTAGATGAGTGGGTAAGGTTACCTGCTAAAAAAGAAGAACTATTAGCATTACATGGAGAAAAGCGTCCAAAGTTTATGGAAGCAACAATGAATCAATTTAAACGTAGGATTTTATTTTTAGCACCCCATCTTTCTACTGGTGGCATGCCTGCATTTCTTTTAAAGAGAATAGAAGCACTCAAATATGAATACGAGATCTTTGTAGTAGAACATAAAAATTATAGCAATGACTATGTTGTACAAAAGAATAAAATAAAAGATATTGTTTCAAACTTTTTTACCTTAGGGGAGGGAGAATCAGACTTACAAAAAATCATAAAGGACAATCGTATAGATCTAGTACATATAGATGAAATGTCTGAATGTTTAGATGATAAAAAATTAGTAGACTCTTTGTATTGTAACTGTAGATCTTATAAGATAGTTGAAACCTGTCATAATGTATCATTTAAACCAGACGTAGAAAAGGTGTATCATCCTGATGGTTATGCTTTCTGTACTCCTTATCATTTAACTACTTTTTCCAATTCAAAATCTTTAAAGAAAGTAATAGAGTATCCCATAGATCCAAAAATATTTGATTGGCAATCTAAGTTAAATGCTAAATTTGAATTAGACTTAGATGTAACTAAGCAACATGTTTTAAATGTTGGATTATGGACAAAAGGTAAGAATCAAGGAGAGGGAATATCTCTAGCAAGAGAACTTCCAAATGTAGAATTTCATTTTGTAGGTAACCAAGCTGGTAACTTTCAAGACTATTGGGGCCCATTAATGGTAGACTTACCTAACAATGTAACTGTTTGGGGAGAAAGAGATGATGTTGACAAATTTATGTTAGCTGCAGATGTGTTTATGTTTAATTCTACTTGGGAATGCAACCCTTTAGTACTTAGAGAAGCAATTAGCTGGCATTTACCAATCCTTGCAAGAAATCTACCTCAATATGAAAATATGTTTACTCCCTATATCACTGACATAGACAGTGTCAATATAAAAAGTCAACTAGAAACAATGCTAAACAACTCTCATGATGTAAAGAGTGTAAGTAAAGATAGTGGTATTTCAAACTTTACTAAAAATCATGTTGATTTCTATACAAAAGTTTTAGAGACTAAGAAGATTAAACANTCTAAAGTATTAAACTATAATATNTATCGTGACTTTGCATTAGGTCCATACATAGATATAAAAGGAACTACTGAAAGTAAGTTTAAGATAGAGATGTATAATGGTGCTGAGTTAGTTTATGATAATGTTATAGGTGTAAACAATTGGGTAAAATTAGATAGATCCTATTACGTTGATTGGCGGACAGTAATATATAAAGACAACTTACTTATATTAGATGAGAAGTTAAACTTAGAAGGAAAGAAAGTATATATTTCCTTTGATAGTTCATCTCTAGGTGATTCTATTGCATGGATTCCTTATGTTTTAGAGTTTCAGCAGAAACACAAATGTACGGTGACTGTCAGTACATTTAAAAACTTTTTATTCGAAGATGTGTATCCAAGTTTAGAGTTTGTTAAGCCAGGATCAGACGTAGCTGATGTCTACGCTATGTACAAGATAGGTTGGTTCTATGATAATAATAAAGAACCTCAATTACCAAACACAATTCCATTACAACAAACAGCTACAAATATATTAGGTTTAGAATATAAAGAACTCACTCCTAAAATTAAATCTAACTTTAATAATGTTATAGAAGGTCAGGAGTATGTCACTATAGCTACTAATTCTACATCAGGTTGTAAGTTTTGGACCAGAGAAGGCTGGCAAGATGTAATAAACTTTTTACACAAAGAAGGTTACAAAATAATTAACACTTCTATAGAAGATAACCCTTTTGATAATTGTGAAAAAATATCAGATACATCTATTGAGTATACAATTGATTGTATAAGACAGAGTGAGTTCTTTATAGGATTATCTAGTGGACTAAGTTGGTTAGCTTGGGCCCTTGAAAAACAAGTAATAATGATATCTAACTTTACCTCAGAAGATCATGAATTTAAATGTCACAGAATAACAAATCCAGCAGTGTGCAACGGATGTTGGAACAAAGCTGAATTTAAATTTGATAAAGGTGATTGGAACTGGTGCCCTTTACATAAGGGTACAGAAAGACAGTTCGAATGTCATACTCAAATTAAATCTTCTGATGTTATTAAAGAAATCAATAAACTAATTACTCTCCGATTGTACGAACAACACTAGTTGGAGTTATAATAGCTGCTATTTCTTTTTCTAAACTAAGTTCAAGAGCAGCCACTTGTTCTTCACCTATAGCAGCTTTGGTCCATTCAACAACTNTTTCGTTAGTTAGATCTTCAAATGGTATAAATGTACTACTTTTATTTAAAGATAAAATCTGTGTTCCTATACTGCTAGCTGTATAAGGCATTCCTCCAGAATCAGGTTTTTGTTGAGTTGAACTAGCTGTTAATATCCAGTGTACATTATACACTACATCTGCTTCACCTTCTTCTTGAGGGTGTACGTCTACTGTTTTGCAATTCCATTTGTATGTAACCATAATTTTTGTTTTAATTTATTAAGTCATTATTTCTAAATATATTGAATAAGATCCCATAGTAGCGCCATAATTACCTCTCCACCAATTTATTTGGGCATTCCCATTAGAAATAGATACTTGAGGGCTCCTAAGCCAGAAACGTTTAGAAGGATAACCTGGTGAGGAAGTTTCAGCATAATAAAAAGTGCTATCTCCTCCTGNATATGGTGGTGGTGATAAACCAGTTCCTCCTGACGGAGGCGCAGTATTAGCTCTTTTATTCCATCTCATNGAAGACGATCCAGTTAATATGTCATAAAAAGTTGCAGTATCGTAATCAGCCGTATCAACTCTAGTTGTCTGCCATGCTGTGCCAGAATAAGTATCTAAATCAAAAGTTGTTCCACCTAAAGTTACATTTCCACCAATCTGTAAATCGCCAGTGTATGAACTTCCGCTTGTATATTTCCAAACAACTCTAACATCATGACCATAATACAAAGGTAAAAGAGTGGTGTTTTGGTTGCTCCACGAGGTGGAATTACCTGGAGTAATGGTGTTAATAAGTATAAATTTACCAACCCAAGGGCCACCATAATTTCTAAAATTAGACAACCTATCTCCATCGCCTTTGTAATTAGGATCAAATTCTGAAGAAGTTGCATCATTAAAACAATCTATCAAACTATCACCGCTACCTAAACCAAGCTCGTTTGTAACATCTTGTAGTGAAAACGTGTTAGTATCTGGAACAGCCATTATAGTCCAGCTTTTTCTAACCTTGCTTCTAACTCAGCAATTTTAGTTATTAATAAATCTATATATGCTACAGACTTTAATCCATCGTCTGCTGTTCTTACGAACTCAGGGTGTTTAATTTCTAGCTCTTGAGCTATAACACCTGCTCTTTTAATTCCAGGCTCAGATTTTAATTCAAAGTTTTTCCAGTCAACATCTACATGTTTAGTGTCTATTTCTTTTATGTTATCTTTTAGCGTTTCATCAGAAGATAGTATGAAGTTTGTAGCTGTAGCTGTTGAGGCTAAAGTTAATTGGCCAACACCACTAATACTAGCTACGTTACCTGCAGTACTATTTGTAGTTCCAGCTTTCCATATCCAACCTCTAGTAGCAGTTCCACTCATTGTCATATATGTAGCCCAGTCTCCGCTTACACCTCCATAAGTACCTAGATCTACCGTTTGTGCAAACAACAGTCCATATTGTGGATATAACAAAGGACCTCCGTATAAAGATATACCTCTACCAAGTGTTCCATTCGTGTTGTCAACTCCAAGTCCAGCTGTTGCACTAACGTAAGTAGAAGAATGTATTTCTCCACTTACATCAAGTGCAAACCCAGTCCCAATAGAAGTTACCCCAATACCAACTTGACCTGATTGGTTAATACGCATTCTGATTTGAGGCGAACTTCCGGTAGTTGGTGATGCTGTTAGAAAATCTAAAATACCGCCTCCACCAATACCACTACCAGCTGCTTGAAATATAGATCCTTGTATTGAAGCTGAGGTGTAACCTGCTGCAGTGGATACGTCGTCTTTTATAGCAAATTGTATTACGCCTGTAGAATCGGAGGTCGTAGAAAAAGGATCGTTATTTAATAAAGTTAATACACCTGGCCCCCACGTCGAAAACTTACTGCCACCTACAACTAAACCAGCGTCTAAGCCGAAACTTGTCGAACTGGTTCTATCGCAGTTAATTATTACACCTTGATCTTTTACTTTAAAAATCTCAATAGCATTTTCATCAAATATACTAGTGCTAAAACCTTCACCATCCCAATCGCCTAACCGTAAATTGTTAGAACTTTCAGCAGCCCAAGGTTTTCCATTTATTCTATATCCATCACCTCCATTGGCGTCAATTTCACCATCAACCTGTAATTTAGAGTTTGGACTGATTGTTCCAATACCGACGTTGCCTGTAGTATTGTGTATTCGCATTTGCTCAGAACCTGCTCCGTAAAATATTTGACCAATACCTGATACTGTTTGGTTTATTAAATAATTACTAGCAACATAATTATAAGCTTTTACAACACCATTTGCTTGGAAGGCTATACCTCCAGAAGTTGATGCAACNGNACTTCCTAAACTTAAAGTTGCAACCGCACTAGATATAGTGGTAAGGCTAGTTGTCCCAATCCCAACGTTACCTGAGCTATTGATAACCATTTTTTGAGTTGCGTTAGTCCAAAACTCCATGTTATTATTGGCCATCTCATATCTAATCCTACCTTTTGCTTGTGTTGTAGCGTCGCCAAACCAAAGCTCAGCTTCATTAGCTGCTGTTAAAGTAACAAAATTCCTATTGCTGACTGTGCTTTCAAATATAGCTGATGTTCCAGAAGTAGGTGTCCAAGTTCTTAAAGTACCATTTGCTACGTGAAGTTTAGCTTGAGGATTAGTCGTTCCAATGCCGAGGTTTCCACTATTTAAGTAGTTATCGCCGTTATAAGTAATTTTATTATTAAATGATGCTGAGGAGTTTTTTGTACCAATACTACCCTGATAACTGTACAAATCTCCTTGAACCGAAACGTTTTGCGTGTTACTTGCTGGCGCACCAAAAGTTATTGTAGACCCATTTCCAGCGCCTACATAAAAAACTGTGGTTAAAAACGGACTTTGTGCAAT